CTATTAAAGACTTAGATATTCCTGGTTTTGAAGCTAGTCTCCCAGGCTTCCGTGATATGGTAGAGACACTAAAAGATAAAGCTGCACGTGGTGAGCCTCTTCGTATGGAAGCTGACAAAGGTTACCTACCTGATGAGCTAGCTTGGCAAGAGGCTTTCTTTGCTGGGATATCTAACGCACTAGCTGATAACGGCGTTAAGTACTGGGCTAAGCGTGGGCCTAACGATGGTTTCCTTAACTGGATGTCTGACCTTATGAAAGCTATGCCTGATAGTGTAAAGAAACAGCTGTCTGACATTTATGATGACACACTAGGTGCTAACGTTGAGATATACAAAGGCAAGAAACTATTTGGTAATAAGGATGGAAAGTCTGCGCTTGATATGGTAGCCAGTGAAGTCAGTGATGGCGCTAAGCTTATGAACTTTACAAGCCAAGCATCTAAGGTATTCACTAAACTAAAAGAGCTTAAACCTGACGCTGATGCAGATGAGATTATAGAAGAGTTTATCCAAGTAGAAGCAGGAGCACCAGCACGTGCAGCTGTAAACAAGATCAAGTCGGGTGCTGACTATATGCAGCGTAACCTTATTCGTATGCTTGTTACGCACCCAGGTACTACTGCACTTAACTTGATTGGTTGGCAGACAGCTAGCACAATGCAAAGTATGGCTGATATTGTACGTGGTACTTTGTATGGTGGTGCGTCTGTAGTTAACGCAGCCGTGTTGAACAAAGAAGGTGCAGCTAAATTTGCTAAGAAAGCTGGTCTTATGTTCAGTTTACAAAAGAGCAAGATGCGTAACTTGCTAGACCCTAATATGACATATGAAGCGTTTATGGACTTCCTAGCCTTTAACCCTTCAGCACAGAAAGATATGCTACGTTATATGGCTGGTGGTGTAGACATTGAGCAGATGTCTCGTGACCTACAACTAGAAGAGTTTGCTGAGATAGCTAAAGATGCGCTGGGTAAGGATGCCATTAAAGACATTAGCCGTAGTAAGCTAGACAAAATAATGGATAAGATTCAGCTTGTCTATGGTGTTAAGCTGCAGGATATGGCTACTAAGTCTCAGGAGTTTATGTATGCTATAGATAAGCAGATGCGCTTGAAGTACAATATGACTTACGTAGACTTCTTGAATGACCCTACTATGTGGAAGCGTATGATGGGCGATGACTATGCAGAGATTGTAAGCACAGCTTCTCAAGACGCACTACGTAACGTGTTCTCTAAGAGCTATGCTGATTCTAAAACACCAGTAGGTACAATCGCTGGATTCATTGAGAGCTTGAGTCGTCAACCTATCATTGGTGCTATGGTTCCCTTTGGTCAGTTCTTTAACAATACTATGGCTCACATTATGGACCATACAGGTATTAGCCTAGCGCACAAGTACTGGGCAGGTACAACACGTGATCCTATGGAGCTTCTAACTAAAACAGCTGTAGGTCTTACCTCTATTGGTGTACTATCCCAGTACGAGAAAGAGAACCTAGATGCAGGCTTAGCTTGGTATGAAGAACGTGCATCAGATGGCTCTATCCGTAACCGTCTGTATGACTTCCCTTATATATTCTACAAAGCTATTGGACGTATGGGTGCTCACATTGAGAAAGACGGTACGGTTCCTCGTGAATTGTTTGATGAGGTAGTACTAACGTTTGGTCCTGGTGCTCTTACTCGTCAGCTAGACGACAATATGAAAGGTATGTATGACATTATCTCTGATGCTGTTACTGCCGAAGACCCTGAGTATGGTCAGGCTGTAGTTAAAGTTATACAGAACACAACAGCTATGTACGCATCAGGCTATACACGTTTCCTTGATCCAGTAAACCTCACTGCAAGTATGATGAAAGGTGAAGCTTACGTAGCACCTGATCGTAAGCAAGGCTCTGAGTGGGTAAACAAATCTGTACGCTACTCAGATGAGCTACTAGAGTCTATAGGTGCTTACGTTAAGCCTGAAAAAAAGTATCAAGCTATTACTACAGAGGGTGATCAAGTACCTATTGGTAAAGTGTTTGGTGTACGCTTCTCTCCTGCAACATCATCAGCTGAACGTGCGTTCAACGAAGCGGGTATTGCTGACTGGAAGACTAACATACGTACATCTATCCCTGAAGCACGTAACGATATGAACCGTATCATATCACCTATCTTAGAGTACGAGTTTGCTCTTCTACTAGAAAAGCCTAAGTGGAAGTCAGGCACACCAGAGGAACGTAAACAGTACATCTACGACACAATCAATACAAGTAAGAAGTTTGTTAAGGAGATTTTAGCTAACAGCTTTGACCCAGAGGATACACGTAGTCTGTTACTATATAAGCTGGGCGCTGGGGAGTATGCTAACAAGAGGCGCATACAGGAGTACCAGAAAGAGTTTGGTCTAGGCGAGGAAGAACTAACAGACCTAGAGCTACCACAGCTTCAACTCTTTGTAGGATATATTGAGTTGATGGAAGAACTCAGGGATGAAAAGAGGGATAAATAAAAAGAGGGGGGCTTAGTTGCCCCCCTTTCTAGTTCTACTTAATGCCGTGTTTTGTAGCACAACTTCGTGCCCATAACGCAGCTTCTTTTAGAGCCTTGATAGCGTAATCCTTCTCATCAGCATTGTGTAGGTTTTCATCTAAGTAATGTATTAAGTCAGACGCTGCATCGTCTAACCCTTGGATGAACTGCACACGCTTATGTTCAATGAAACGCTTAGCTTCTTCTTCTATACTAAATCCCATACTAACTCCAGTGCTGGGGGATGTGCGTGTATTCTACCATAAGTAAAACACACTGTCAACACCTATTTGTGTGTTTCTACCCAGCGCTTTCGCATTCGATTGAGATACCAGATAGCTTTGTCGATGTCCTCTAAGCCATTCTTGTATTCGCACCGCCACATATACTTTAATACGTTAGCTGCCTGTGGTGCTATAGCGCCTGACATATTCTCAGTCATAGCTTCGATAGCGTCAATGCATTCGATACCACTCTGGTTGTAGTGTACTGGTCTATTTACTGGATCGTTCACGTAGATACTCCGCTTGCTTGATTAACTTCTCAGGGTCATCATTAGACTTACCCATACTGTGATTGCATCCCTCGCATACCCATCCTCTGAACTCTTCTGTACTGTGATCGTGATCTAAGTGTAGCACATCAGGTATATCACCACAAGCTTGACATTTACCGTCTTTAGGTTTAGGGTTTAGCTTTTTTAATGTGCGTAGTAGTTTGTGCATATAGCTATCACAGACCTTACATTGATTGCCATACACACGGTGACCGCCTTTCTTAAAGTATATAGTCCTAAACTCTTTCTCTGGCTTCACCTCTTTACATACACTACAGCACTTATGCTCTTCAGTTATATTAGGTTTATTTTCTACTTTCTCATTGAACAGGTCTAGCTGCATCAGATTCCAACCAATCTTTTAGCTCACGATAACCACCAATGTAGCTACCATTCTCGTTAAACACTTGTGGTACAGTTGTGATACTTGAGTGTTTAAGTATATACAACAACCACGCACTCGTCTCTTCTTGTATATTATACTCGACGTATTCTTTGTTGGCTCCTTCTAGTAGTGCCTTAGCTTGATCACAAAAGCTACACTGGTTACGACTGATGATTGTGTACATCTTGTCTCCATTTAAGTTCAAACAAAAGTTTCCGTTGCTCGTAGTCAGACATTATCATCCAATCACGTATCTCATCTATGGTGCGCATACACCCTGCGCAGTACCCGTCATTACCTATACGACAGACCTTTACGCAGGGCGATGGTGTAGACCCTATGTTAGGTCTACGATTTCGCAAGAGTCACCTGAGCAAGCCATAGTCTGCATCGCTACAGTGTTGTCTTCCTGTTCGTACTCAGAAAGCTTAGACCATTCAATACGCTCAGGCATCTTAGCTAGTAATGCCTCATATTCTTCTTGAGTGCAATCCTGATATGGTGCCTGCTGATAAGTATGATCTGAGTGCGGCAAGAATGACACACCTGACATCTCATCAAAGTGTTTGTACACAAAGGCACCCACGTCTAGCCATTCCGAGTCACGAACTGAGATAGTCACCGATGGTTTATGCTCACACCAGTTACGCTGATAGGTTAGCCACATCTCTAGCTGTTCGATAGCGCTCATATCATTACGAGTTACAGCACTATCAGGCGACTTCTGAGGGAAGCTGAACACAGTAGTTGTATCGCCCTTGAATACGCAAGGCTCGTTAGGGATACCTTGATCTTTCATAAACTGAGTAAGAGGGTCTTTGTTGTCTCCTCGTACAGTCCTAATGTAAAACCGTGAATGCCGAGCGTGTATTCCAGATGCTGAATCCACAAGCTGAGAGACTGTGCCGCTTGGCTTAACGCACGTGATGCTAGCAGATACAGGAATACCAAGTTTAGCAGCCCACTCAGCATTAGTATCAACAGCCACTTGACGCAAGTGATTAAGAGTTTCATCTAGTCCTGCATTCTTTGTGGTTAGTAGAGGGTTATCCATAATCCCTGTTAAGCTTACACCTAACAGTCGTTCTTCTTCTGTGTTCTTCTGCCAGACTTTGCGTAGGTAGGGGAACTTGGTGAAGGTTGACTGGATGGTGCCGAGGATGGTAGCCAATCGTACCTTGCGAATAAGATCATCAATGCTATCCGTAGCACGGACAACGCACTCTGTAAGGTTGCAGAACTGATAAGGGCGCAAAATGATCTCACTGCACGGATTAGTACCAAAGTCCCAATCGCTATCCCTTCGGTTATATTTAGCAGCTTGCTTCTTAGATGCTTCACGGTTGAATACTCCACGTTCACCTGATTTACTTTCTACTAGTGCAGTCCACTCACGCATAAACGTTTCTACATCAGGCTTCTCAGTGTAGCACACAGAGTTGTTAGCTAGTGCACGGTGTGCTGCAGTCTCCCACCACTGACCTGACTTAGCGTGACGCATACGGTCATCACTCAGGTTAGATAGACTGATCATAGCTGAACGACGAACACCCCCGACTACAACGATCTGCCCAATGAAGCACATTAGATCGTGGCACTCAATGGAGGATAGCTTACGCCCTTGTGCATTCTTGAATGTAGACACAGCAAAATTAAATAGTTCTACTAAAGGCGCTGGGCCTGATGCACGTCCACCGAATGTCTTTAGTCGAGCACCTGCAGGGCGTACCTTTGATACGTCCCACTTAGGAATCTCACCAGCCCATAGGAGTGCCAGAACTTGACGGAAAGCCTTAGCCCACCCTTCCTTACTATCTTTAACGACAACGGTAGTGTCACTGTCATAGAGGACAGGCACTTCGGGAAGCTTAGATATGTATTGACGTTCAACAGAGAAGCCGACTCCAGTACCGCAGAGGAGGATGTACATCGCTTCGTCGAAGCTCTTAGGGTCATCTACGGGTAGGTAAGAACAGTTATATCCTGCTGTGTTGTCACGCTCTAGCGCTGGGCCAGCAGTCATCATAGCTCTCATGGATGGCATGATCTCTAACCCTACGATAGCTTGCTCTAGGTCATGCTTAGTCTCAGCATCTACCTTGTCACCAATGACGTTGGCAGAGTAGCGTGTTACTGTATCATCCCATGACTCACGTCCGTAGTTGTCAAAGTACTTAGCGTAACGTGACTTGTGAATAAATGATTGGTAGTCTGTTGGTAGGTAGTTGCTCATGATTTTTG